GGTGCTGCATTCGCACCCTTTCCAGACCAGAAGTTTATCTTATCTGGTAAGCTCGATGTACAAGGTATAGAAAAACAATGTGCTTACATCTCAGGTGAAACAAAGAATGGTAAAAAAATTATCAGAGTGTATCAAGAGATTGGTATTATGTTTGACAATCAAAGTGACAATGAGAAAGCACCAAACTACACAGGTACATTGCAAGATAATCTAGGAGGTGAGATGAAACTTGCTGCTTGGAAACGTGTCCAAGAAAACACAGGTAATAAATACTTAAGTATAACTGTTTCAGAAAAACAAGATAATGGTGGGCAACAAGTTTCTACTGGCAATAATCTTGGAGATGAGATACCGTTTTAGCGAGGCTGAGAGTGTTCTCCAAACGCTAATCTCATACTGCCTCACTTGGGGGCAAGGCTGCTACTTCACAGGATGGTCTTGTCCCTTTTTTTTGGAGCATAATAATGAAATATCATAATAAAATAAGTCGTGAATTAAACTCTGCAAAAGGTAAGAACAGAGTAAAAATGAATAACATATTTAAAAATTCTTATAATGAATATATATCTCACCCGACTGCACAATATACAATGACATATAAAGAATTTAAAAACCACCGACGGAGCAACCCAAAGCTCAAGTCGGTGGTTTCTAGCTAAAAATGGGGAGGATCAAATTTAGCTAACCATCTTCATCCTTTGTACAAGACGATCAGCCCTATTGGTAACAGTCTTGTACCACTTACTGTCAACCATTTCTGTTGCAGCTTTAGAATAATCACCCTCTTCTATAGCTGCATTCATCTTCTTAAACGCTTTCATTTTTGGCAAGCCCATATTAAACATCATGTTTGCTGTAATCTGTTTGCATTCCTCTGGCAAAGCGTTGAAGTTAGAATACAATCTTTGACAATCATCAATCACAGACTGAATGTCTTTATCAAAAGCTTCGTTTACTCTGTTCTCAGGTACACGATCACCAACTTCCATCTTAGATTCTGGGTCTTTATCCAAGACCAAATGCCCAATTCCAAAAGTTTTTAATTTTAAATGATCTAGGTACACTTCATACTTAACACCTTCATCAATCTCAAGCTGTCTTCTTAGCTTATCAATATTCATTTCGTCACTCCCTTGGTTTTTTCAAACGTGCGTAGTCCACCTAGCCCAAGCATTCCCATCAACACAGTTAGTAAACTGCTCATGTCAAACTCAGGCAATGGTGGTATATCTATACCTGACAAAGCCACACCAAACAAGATACACGGAGTTAAAATAAAATGATACAAAAGTGCAATGCCACACACCCACCCTACAAATGGTCGCCACCCACCTTTAAACACAGAACCAGATTGTGCTTCTGCTAAGTTCACCTGCACTTGTGCAAGAGCCAACTGTTGTGCATGACTATCAGCCATCGTTGCTAACTCATGGGCAAGCTTGGCTTTCTGATCCTTATCTTCTACAAACTTATCAAGCAGACCAGTAACAGGACCAATTAGATTTGCAACAATACTCATTCTTTTTTTCCACTTCCTAGAAATACAGCAAACGCACCAGTTAATGCACCTGTCATAACAGATGGCAATGCTGCTTGCTCAAGTGAGGGATCAGGCAAAGAAATAAACCATTCGATAACTCTAAATGTCATAACAATAAGAGCCAACATAATAAGTCTAGGTATAATTCTCCACTTGTCTAAATATTCTGGTGTCATTTAATTAACATCCAATGAGGTTCAAAAGTTATTGCATCATAATAAGATAAAGCTAATAAAATAATTGTAAAAACTATAATTTGTTTACGGCTTAAACTCAATGGCTGCCCAGATAAGTGCTGCCCCACCACCAATTGTAATTGAAATACCTAATAAGATTGAAAATATATTTAATATCTTATTCTTCCTAGCAACAGCAGCGTATTTAGATTCACGATCTTTTGTAGCTGCCTGTGCTCTCATCTGTTTAAACTTAGACACTCCCTTTGAGCCTCTTGTTTCCCAGATGATTTGTTCTAATTGTTTCTCCATGTCCAAAGCTTTTTCATAAGCTATGTAATCAGACAACGGATCATTTTTATTACCAGTTTTCTGTGCCTCTTTAGTTCCATCAATAAAAGAAAAAAGATTATTAACATCCTTCGACATAGCCGAAAGGTCTTTACCTAAACTAATTCCTTTTTTAATAGCACCGAAAGCTAAGAGGGCAGCAGAAATTGGTTCCATTCTTTAACCTTTAATTACCAAGCTAAGAAGTAATACTATTGTTGTACCTGCACTGCCAATCAACACCATCTCAAGCCTTTTGACACGGCTAATAATCTCTAGCCACCTCTCTTCACTGACAGCCTTGTGTGTGTCTAACGCAGCCTTTAGCTCAAGCACTTTCATTAGCTTGCAGTAGCCTCTTCAACTACTTCAGCTTCTGGCTCTACGCTTTTGATAAGTGCATTTGTAAAACCTTGCAAGCTAACCTCAAAGATTTGCAGTTCCGCTTTTAAACTATTAGCTTTCGCCTGACATACCTTAATCTGGTTGATAATATGCTTTTGTTCATTCGACATAGTGTCAACATCGTGATCTGTGCCGTTGATGCTAATTACATTTGCTTTATCTACCATGGTGTTCCACTCCCTGTGATTGGTGTTTTTAATGTTGCTATCTGTGAAGCAAGCCCAGACTCAGTATCGTCTTTGCCAACATCCGCTTGCACCCAAGCTATGCAATTCGCTTCAGTTACATCAGCATAAGCAATGAAGTCAGAAGCATCTGGGTCAGGTGTGCAGCCAACTGTGCCGTAGCTACTTGCTGAGTGGTCACCGTCAACTGCATTACACCGCCAATGTATTGTGTTGATACCACCTGTTGCGATTGTTCGGTCAACGGTTTGTATATTCCAAGTGTATGATATTGCCATTTGTTTCTCCTATGCTTCCTGTGCTGCTTTAAACGCTGTCTTAACTGAGTCAGTCCATGCTGCATTAGCTATGGCTTGCACTGTTGCGTCCTCACCTGATATGTCTGTAGCTGTATGTGTCCACTTTCCATCACTATCTTTTGCAGAATTAAATGGCATTAAGGTCCATCTATTGTATGCTCTGCTTAATTCGTTTTTAGAACCGTCTGCCTGTTCTTCTAAGATAATCGTATCTTGGCGAACTTGTATATTCCAAGAACCTGCCACCTCTATCTTTCCAAACTCTAAAGATTTTGTAATATCACCATTTGCCATTTTTTAATCTCCTTTAAACTGATGTAAAATAAGTAAAACTTATGTAAAAAGTATCTCCTGTAGCAGGAGTATATGCACTAAACCCACTGTCATCTGCCATATAAACTATTTGACAACTTGCTACATTGTGTTCGTTAGCTAATAAAACTGGAGCATTATTTGCAGAAAAAGGTGTGTTGTACGACACAATAGCTGTTCCTGCAAAATGCTCTCTGTTACCTGTTTGACCTGCTGTTGCAACTGCTGTTGCGAAAGGTAAACTTAATTTTGTTCCACCAGAAGGACTTGAAATAGAACCAACAACAAGTTCGCCAAAAACAGTTACACTCGCTCCAGTTTTTATGTAGCCCATTCTATTTGAACTTAAAGCAGCCGTACCAGAACCCATTGTTAGTGTGGCTGTATGTAGACCTTCTTCATAGTCGTCCAACTTATTTGCGTCACCAGTACCGCCAAGAAAAACACCGCCTGAGAGGTAGAGGTTTAGGAAACGTCTATCTGTGGCTCCCAGAGTTATTGCGTTATCACGAGGTGCATTAGTAGTGGTATTAATTGGCTGTATTTGGTCTGTTTGGTCATTGAAGAACAAGCCTACATCACCAGTGCCTACGGACATACGGTTGCCTAATGTCCCAATACTCCCCACCGTGGTGTTGTCTTTGCGGACCTGAACAATGTCGCCGTCTGAACTTTTCCTATTCAGAATTACTGGGGTATTGCCGTCGCTCGTAGCATAAACTTGACCACGCTCCCGCAGAACAAGACCATCTGTTGTTGTATCTACGCTCGTCTTACTTATAAGTACGTCACCGCTGCTGTCGATACGCACGGCTTCTGCATTATTACCTGTAGAAAAAACAATTTGACCCGCACCGACAGTGTTTATCTCCAATATACTTGCAGAATAATGCCAAAAAAGCTCTGAATAATACGTACCATCTCCACCAAGCCTAATTTTTCCACTCTGATTATCAGAACTTACAACGTGTAAAGGGGCGACAGGAACTGATTTGTTTATACCCACATTCCCATCAGACCCTTGCACAAACAAAGCATGAGTAAAATTGTTTGACTCAACACGGAAGTCTACGTCTACAGAGTTTTCATTAAAAATAGTTTCTGTACCATCTAGTCTTATTCTTGAACGAGAAGTTCCTGCAACCATTGTGCTAATATCAAATTCTCCATCCTCACCACCATCACTAACATCTTTTGCTCTTATATTAATAGTTGCAAAATCAACTTCGTTACCACCATCATCATCTCCAACAAAAGTAATTTTACCTAATAAGTCAT